TTTGGTGATGAGTTCTTCTCGGAAAGTGATTTTAATGTTTTAGACGTAAAACCAGTGACAAAAGCTGAACGTAACGCTGCTACTAAGAAACGCATCGCAGAACTAAAGAAGCAGATTAAGCAGGCAGAATCAGAGCTTATCAAATAAGAAATATTGATAAGATAACAGCACATAAGTTGTAATAGGAGAGATTATGAGTAATAAAGAAGATTTAATGCAGGATATAGAGTTTCTAGAGCTTGAACTAAATGAACTTTTGGAAGAGCTACATGGATCAAATAACGATGATATACGAGATGAGGCTATGAGTATAGAGTCAGAACTAGAAGATCTATACGCTAAATTGAAGGAGTTAGAGTGATGAAGGTTATAGGGTTCTGTACATAATAGAGTACGGAAGGGAAGATGGATTCTTATCTACTAGAAGAATAACCAAAGGTGAAGAAAATGTATACAGACTAATAGTGACTGCATAAGGGGGGGGGTAGACAATATGGATAATGTTCTATTAATAATACTATTGGCTGCGATGTCAGTATTTGTTATACAGAAGGTTATGGCTTATTATAGACACTATAAAAATAACAGACCATTGCCAGAACCCAAGATAGAGACCGAGGAAGATAGGAAGGTTAGGGAGCGCCAGGAGAGGGTGGCTAAATATGTTACATTCAATGATAATGGGTGTTTTAGAGTAGATCCCAGGTATTACACCGAGGGAGATGAGTTTAGAGAACTAGTCAGGGCAGAAATAGAGTCGATGATATTAGAAGAGAAGAAGGATAAAGGAGAGAGTAATGACTAAATCAACAGTATATATTAAAAACGAACCAGCACCTATTACGGTAGTGGAGATGAAAGAGGGTATACTATACAGAGTAGAGGACAGTATGTCATCATGGTACCTTGATATAGTTATTAGATCGGGAGATATTTTTATTAACCTCTTATCTATAAAGTTTAGTCAAAGGAGTATAAAGTATTATTATTCTATGTCAGTTAGGGAGTTACCGACAGGTGCATCAATCGCACTAACTCAGGAGTAAAGAATGAATAACATACCACAAATAAAGTTAAATAGAGTAGCAAAGGAGGACACTGCTGTTGTTTTGATGATTGACGGAGACGTAGAGTCAGCTATTACACAAAGTAGAGGGGAGGATGTAATTGAACTTGTAAACCTGTTATTGGCTGATTATTATGGAAGAGTACGGTATAGGACAGATTTTTTGAATTGGGGTTTAGGAGATAGAGATGATTAAGAAATTCATAGAGAAGATAGTAAGAAAGCAAGTGTTAGAGAGTGAAGCACTTATGTTTCACTCATCCTTAGAGAGTGAAATTAAAGAGATAAAAGAATCATTCGAGCTAACAGCAAGTAGAGAGAGATCATGGATAGTCTCTCATTACCAGGATATGTGTACTCATAGGTTTATTAGAGATGTAGTGTCTGGCATAGTTGCAGATGTGGTAAGCGAAGAGCTAGAGAAACTAGCCTCATCACCCAAAGGTCTGGAAAATATTGTAACAAGACTTAAAAACCTACAACTAGGGGACAGAAATGATTAAACCAAGAGTAAATATTGATTTGGAGGTAGGGGTTGCAATGCGTTTTATGAGGTACGACACCTTATATCAAATAATAGATGAAACCCACCCCATTTATATGGATAATATAGTGGTCAGATATACCAATGAGGTAGTTGTTAGCCTAGTTTGGGGACAAGAAAAGGGTGTATGGACTAGCGCACATAGATCAGATATAATAGTTAAACAACTGCCCATTAATTCTACAATCACACTGACACAAGGGGGTTAATGTGAGTTGGTTTTGTGCTAGAAACGGTGGTAAGTTGGTTTTAATGGAAGTGAGGGGGGAAAGAATATATGGTTATGTTTATCAAGAAGAATTTTGGTATAGTGTTGATGGTAGGGTTTTTGTACAGCCCCTACTTGCTTGCACAAGAGTTGAAGATAAACCAGAAGATTGATATAGAAGAGTATATAAAGTCTAACGAAGGGTTAAGGTTAAAGCCTTACACAGACCATAAGGGCCACATTAGTGTTGGGTATGGGCGTAACCTCCAGGATGTAGGAATAACTAAGCAGATGGCCACTGACATGCTTAGGGAAGACTTAGAAGGCTGTAAGAGGAGTTTACTAAAGTATTACCCTTGGTATTTAGATAGAGGACACAGAGTTCAAGTAGTGATGCTTGACATGTGCTACGGTTTAGGTTTTAATGGACTATCAAAGTTTAAGAATATGTTAAAAGCTCTGCACTCTGAGGATTACTTTACAGCGGCTGTAGAACTATTGAACAGTGATTATGCAGATGACCTACCTAAAAGGTCTGACAAGAATGCACTAATGCTGTTAGAAGAGAGACAACTTCTTAAGACTAAGAATATTGAGGCATATTGATAGACTAAGGGATCACATAGAACGAGGTAATAAGAATGAGTTGTAAATATGTATTAGTAAAACAGGATCAAAAGAGTAGATTCGAAGAAGAGGTAAACTCTTACTTAAGTAAGGGATATGAGTTTGTTGGAACTTTGAGCACCGCCACTACGATAGTTTCTGGAGGTAAGTCTTCTAAAGTAACATATATTAGGGAAATGATTAAGAAACCTAGTACTTACTTTAATTGTGGTTAGCGGGCAGCTGTAGGGCTGTGACAGAGGCCCCTCACTAAGACATTATATAAAAGTAATAGTAAGTGTAGGGTATGGTGTTTAATGTCTTATAAGGGCTGTTACAGGTGTAGATAAACAGGAGATAGATAGATCAATCACCCCCACCTGAAGGAAGGGGCTTGTAAAAGTCAACAACTTCAAGTGAGATCTTTGGATCGCGGTTGACCCGACTCAGTGCTTGCTTTTATTAGCATTCACTACGTTAGATAAGAATACATAGTTAGCCCCGAATGCTACTCCAGTTCGGCAAGCTAAGGGTATAAGTTAAAAGCAACTCAGGGTAAGAAGCAGTGCTTATATCATTAAAACCTTATTTAACATTGTCTAGGAGTATTTTACCCGTGAAAACGGTGTTCCCTTACGGGAATTAATTTATAGGATTATAATGCAAAGAGTTTTTGTTTTAGATAGTCAAAAAAATCCATTAATGCCTTGCACACCCGCTAGGGCAAGGATTTTATTGTCTAGAAAACAAGCTTCCGTATTTAAATCTTTTCCATTTACCATTATTTTACACAACCGAACAGGCGGTAAAACTCAAGATGTTCAGTTAAAATTCGATCAAGGATCAAAAAAAAACAGGCACAGCTTTAGTGGCGGAATTTAAGAGAGGTAAAACCGTTATATTTGCCGCTAATTTGGCGCATAAAGGGCACTCGGTGAGTGAAAAATTAGCCAGCCGAGCAGCTAATCGACGCTCTCGAAGAAATAGAAAAACAAGATATAGAAAACCAAAATGGACAAATAGTATGTCCAAAAAGCAATTGGCGCATATTAATCAAAGATCAAAAGGGTGGTTTGCGCCATCCATTCATTCAAGACTGGATAATATTACTAATCTTTCGAGAAAATTGATTAAACTAACACCCATAAAATCTTTTTCAGTTGAAAACGTGCGTTTTGACACCCAATTGATGGAAAACCCAAATATTCAAGGTGTCGAATATCAACAAGGTACATTATTTGAAAAAGAAGTGAAAGAATATTTATTGTATTTGTTTGGCCATAAATGTGGATATTGCAAGGGCTTAAGTAATGATCCTATTTTAGAAAGAGAACATATTATTCCTCGATCTAAAAAAGGCTCAAATAAAATAGGCAATTTAGCTTTAGCTTGTCGAACTTGCAACGAGGCTAAAAATAATTATTTACCGCAAGAATGGCTTGAAATATTAGGCAAGTCAAAATCAAAAATTAATATTATGCGGTTTAAGAATTTTTCCAAAATTGCTAAGGGCTTAAAACCTTCCATGCGTGATGCAGCATTAATGAATATTATTCGATTTAAGTTGGTGGATAATTTGCGAGAATTTAATTTGCCGATTGAATTAGGGAGCGGTGGATTAACAAAATTCAACCGCACCAATCAAAACTTACCAAAAGACCATTGGATTGATGCTGCTTGTATTGGTAAAAGTGGCGAAAATATTATTATACCTAATAATTTAATCCCACTTAATATTAAAGCGATTGGTCGAGGTTCAAGACAAATGTGCCGCGTTGATAAATTTGGTTTTCCAAGAACAAAACCCAAGAAAAAAGGCGATGTTTATGGCTTTAAAACGGGTGATTTGGTCAAGGCGATTGTGCTAAAAGGCAAGAAACAAGGCACTTATCAAGGTAGAGTGGCAGTGAGAGAAACTGGAAACTTTAATATTTCAACCAAAAACGGGGTAATTCAAGGCATTAGTTATCGCTATTGTCGATTGCTACAAAAAAATGATGGCTATCAATATAGCAATCACAACAATTTGATAACAACAGGAGGAAGGCAAGGATAAAAGGCGCAATTCCTCCCCTACCTGAAGGAAGGGGTCTCCTTGCTAAAATCGATGAATACTTAAGTCTACATGTAGATAAAAATATCCCAGAGATAGTAGAAGAAGTGAAAGAGGAGTATTGTGAAGAATTAGGTTATATGTATGTATGTGCTATACGCACTATATCACTAGATTCGGAAGAATTAGAACGTGCATTAGACCAAGCTATCGAGGAAGCTGAAGAGTGCTAAGTATCCTACATTTCTAGAGATAATTCTAGGTTTTGGAATAATATCTATAGTGGTAGAGGGGAGAGTGATGATTAAATCAACAGTAGATATTAAAGAGGCTACTAGTATTATAGTAGGAGAGGGGAGAGATGGTGAATTATATCAGGTGTGGGATGATTCATGTAAATTTAATTTAGCAATAGTTACTAAACTTGGAGATAGTATAATTAATCTATCATCGATGGAAGCCTATGATATAGATGATTGTCGTTATGTAGGAATAAAGAAGCTACCAAAATACTCATCAGTTACACTAACTCAGGAGTAATCATGGATAACATGACTAAACCAGTCACAGTCGAAGAAGCCAAACAAGCTATTATAGATAATGAAGATAGAGAGGTAAAGAGGCACATTAATTTTATAAATGATAATCTGTATAATGGTGTTGTTCGTTATGTTACTGCTAGTAATATCAGAGTTTATAGACGCGTTAAAAAGGAGTTTATATCTAGAGGGTTCGCCGCAGAGCGGACTAGATGGCGCGACGACTTATCTCTAACTGTTAGCCTAAAAGAAGACAAGTCTATAGTTGATGGATTATTATACCTTCTTGGTGTATTATTATTTATGTGTGTTATGGCACCATTAGTGTCAATCAAATAAGAGAAAATTATGGATAAAATAGTAGTGTTCTTAGATATATTATCAGTAGTGGTTTTAATAATAAGTATTGTACGTATAATCTTCATAATGCGGGCGTATAAAGACCCTGATGTGTTATCTTTAATAATCCTATCTGAATCTATAGGAGAGGATCCTGTAGGTGACATTATTAAGGAGACATGTATCGGGATATGTCTAAGTGTTATATGGCTACTGGCCAGAACATTAAATTAAATAGGATAGAGTAATGATAAAACATTCTTTAGAAGTACCCTAAAAAAAAAAAGCCCCCAACTAAGGAGGCTTGAAGTTTATTATTATTATATCTTATTATTGTAAACTGTTTACGTAGTTTCTTATTCTGTGGTCAGTTATCCTATCCGATAAGCTACTGAATAATCTATCAAAGAACATACTAAACCAAGTGGGGTTCTCCACCCACTCCCTGTTTGTGTTAAAATATAGCACTCTCCCTTTATGAGTATACCCTATGTATGGCACTCTAGTAACTACATCAGATTGGTATACTACCCTGGTGTAATTTATTTGTGACAGCCTCTCTAACAAGCTTTTATCACCAACCCTAGGTTGGCCATAGGTTACAAGAGATAATGGCTCTATGACGCCATAGGCACAGTATAACACTGCCAATGCACCCCCAAGGCTATGTCCAGTTACATGAAACTCATATTCTTCTGGTATCCTGCTCACTTCCTTGTTAATGTGTTTCTCTACACTCTTATATGCCCTAAGGAAACCACTGTGTATTTTAGCACCTTTATATTCTTCTTTAGATATAGAGATATCTGTTAATATATCTCTACCGTCCCTCTCCGTACCTCTAAAAGTGAGTACGGCTAATCTATCATTATCATTTATGGCTAAGTATGCTTTTGTTCCAGTTCTTCCAGAACGGAATTTAACTACCTTGTTGAAGCCCAACCTTTTTAATGGTCGAACTCCTTTATAAGCTGCCTCACTAACTCTGGCTAGCAATAAATCCATATACTACCCCTTATGTTATTACCCAACTGCTATAGCTATCTGAGCTGCTGATCTAATTAACTTAAGGATTGAGTTTAGAGAGCTGCCATAGTCATTACCATCTGGCTTAGAGAGTAATACTTGAACTGCACCATCTATCTTCTTGATATCTCTTTGTTGAGCTAATAGGGCATACTTCAAATCTACTCCATACAGGTCTATCTTTGACATGACAATGTCCATAGCTATCATATATGCATCTTTGAGTTCTGCGTAGTCATCTAAGATACCACTGCCAAGTAAGATCTTCTCTCCTTTGTCGTGACTATTCTTTAGATTCTCAATATTGGCTCTCACAGCCTTTAACCTAGCTAGTTGAACTTTGAGTAGCGCCTTCTCTTCTTCTGAAAACACTTCTACATGCTTTATAATCTCTTCTACGAGTTCTTTATGTCTGTGCCTTGCAACATCGTACGTTGAAGCTATAGTTGCTGCTGCATTAAGGTATGAAGTACCTCCTGCACACCCAGTTAAAAGTATTGATACAGAAAGCATCATTGGTAATAGTAATTTCTTCATTAGGTTCCCCTTCGTTGTCTGTTAATTATAAATCTCTTGTTTCTAGTGGAGTTTCAAACTTAAGGATATCAACATGTTCCTGAGTCACATCTAGATCAGGATGACCAACCATAAATGCCATCAAGTTATCGAATGTACTGGAATTTACATTTATATCTTTACCTATCATTAAGTATGATAGGGTTAAGTCTGCGTTATATCCTATGTCTGCGTCTTCAGGGTCATTCCAGTCTGTGCCATCATAGATATCTTGTAATTGTTTCCTAGTTTGTTTAGGCAGAACAGTTATAGTATCACTCATAGACACTCTCTTTATAGGAGGTATACCCTCGTCTTGAACCCCCACTGGCTCTGGTTCAGTTGTCACACTCCAAGTATCTTCCTTCTTATTGTATACTGCATACTCTTGAGGAGGCCCTTCTGATAGGGTGGGTGGCGCTGTTCTAGTTGACCTAGGAGGTTCCTTACCTACCCCAGCTTGTATGGTGTCTCCATCCCAATAGAATTTTGGTGTATATGTGTAAAAAGTAGCCATTATGTCTTAACCCTCATTCCTAGAAAATTACCTATAGGTACACCAATACCCGCACTATTAGTTCCTACGCCTAGGTGGTTGTGTGTGTTTATTGTTGCAAACTCAGTAGATAAGTCTTGCGTTATGTTAACTTCATATGCACCTGTGTTACTTACACCAACAGCTGCTAAAGAATTGTCAGGATTAGCTACTATCATCCTAGATGTGTTATTTGCTATCACTTGATAATACTCACCAGGCTTTGTAATAGATGCTTCCTGCATAGTTATTAATCTCATATAACCATCTGAATCCCTTTTCATTGCAGTAAAGAGTTCATCATACTGAGTTACTGCTGAGTTGTAGGGTAGGATGTAAACATGGGCTGTGGAATCATACTTCATAGGTTTATGCATTGGAGTATTAGTAACAACATCGCCAGCTAACCAAGTGGTTCCATCATCTGATGATGTATAAATTGGATAACCGCCTCTGTCTGGAACTGCAATAAATATTCCTTCATCTATATCATAATGTAAAAAGAAATGCATAGGCTCTGATGGAGATATATCTAATAATAGGGATGCTGTACCTCCCAGAGAAGTGGCCCCATATATCTTACCATGAGCACTTGCAGCGGTAGTTCCTTTAGCACTCCACATCCACATAGAACCTTCTTTAACTGCTATAGACCCTTGTTGTATATTAGTGGAGGTTGGTGATGTAACTGTACCTGCCCACAGAGCCCATCCAGTGTTCACAGTATCTACACCTGAGTATGCTATTTGTAAGTTGTTACTATTACCAAACAACACATACCACCTACCACTGGCACCGCTGTTACATGCATGTTGAGCAACTGAGCTAGCTGTGACAGATACTAGTGAGTTTAAGTCTAAGGTTGTGTACCCAGAAGTGAGTGATGAGGCTGTAGTGTAATCTACACTTGAATTACCTGAGTTAAATGTAACCAAACATCCCTCACCACCGTCATCTGCTCTCGTTACGATATTTTTTGGAGTGCCTGACCATGCAGTGCTTGCATCTGCTGCTGTAGCATCTCCCCATGCAGAGCCTGTGACTGTTGTAAGTGTTCCACCAGTTTTAGATGGGAACACCCAAACCGCTGTACCAAAGGACTTAAAAGCCCCATGAGCACCAACCTCATTACTGCCTTGTTCTGATGCACTGTTAGATGTAAACTTAGCAGAGATAACCGGTGGGATACTGTCCATAGCTGTATTAAACTCTGGATAATCTGACCATGAATACGTATTACCATCTAAAGGTAAAAACTTTCCTGATGAAGCCATAGCACGTTTAGATGCAAAAGGTTTAATCTCCCCAATATCACCTGCACTTGAAGTTTGTGACAAATTACTTGTACTATTAGGAGGTGTTGAATTAAAAGCCATAACTACCCCCTATTAATAGTCGCCACAGTTAGCTACAATATCTATCTGCTCGGATGACGTAACTTGCGTTACATTAGTAATACTAATAACCCCCAATGCTTCTACAGCATACGAACCATCGGCTTGTTTACCAACTATATTGGCAGATGCAAGTATATCTATTGCAGGCACTCCATCTGTCTCACCTGCCCCTGCTGGAACTTCTACTGTACCTAATAATCTAGCAGTACCACCACTAGCTTTAAGGAAGATTTGCAGAGATACAGCATTAGTATCTGTACTAGAAACCGAGATAGAGTTACATAACCCACCTTCAGCCCCTGCTGTGTATAAGTCTTTGGATGTTGCTGCTGCATCTGAGTTTGTATATTGTACATCTTCAGTTTTAACTGTCTGTACAAATATAGGCTTGTAGGTTTTGGCCATCTTGATATCCTTTATAAAAGTTGAGAAACTAGTGACACTAGTTACATTGTGATTCCGAATAGTGTTGAAGATGACTCTTCCAGATCACTATCGTAATCTTCAAGTCCATCTCCTGTACCCTTTGTTTGAACTCTATACCCAGTTGTGAGAGTGCCAGAGGAGATATTGGTGAGGTCTTTAGCTTCTAATGCTGAAGCACCTGAATTAGCCCCTACCACTTCATTTGCTGTTAAGTTATCTACATTAAGTGAGGTGATAGCTATAACACTCTGGTCTATGCCTCCAGCACCTAATGCCTCTATATCTGTGGACTGGGTAACTGTCACACCATCTGATGGTAGAGTTCCAGCAACACTGTTAGTTATTTTCTGGCTATTGGCGCTGAAGCTTGTAGCTTGATTGCCATCATTTTTTAGGTAATTGTTTTGGAGATTTGTTTCTAAGTCAACCTCTCCCTCTCTTGAGTCTTCCAACTCAGTTTGTAGAGCTTGTGTCCTAACCGCTAATGTGGCTGCACCTATCCTTGCATCTTCCACTTCAGTTGCAATTGCTTCTGTTCTAGAGGTTAATGTTTGGCATTGTGAGGGGTAATCTAAATCCCCTATTGTGAACGTTAGATCTGAATAATCAGCTATAGGACTACCCTCCCATCTGGAACCCAAGATTTATATGTTAATATTGCTTGTAAGGCTGTCTTCTTGAAACCAAGTTTAGCCGCTATATCTTTTCTGCTCATACCTTCCTCTTCAGCAAGCCTTCACGCCTAATCGCATGAATTACTAACTCTAGTAGCTCGGCTTCCTTATTCATTCGTTCAATATTTAAACCTGTTCATAAATAATGAACAATCATAATAGTTGAACACTTACAACATAGCAAGCTTTGTTTATACTTCCCCATACATAACTCTCCTATATTAAAGTTGAATTACTAGGATAACATAGGATAAACCATAACACAAGAAAACAGTCAGCCAACTTACACCTCCGCTATATTAAATGTTACAGTATAGTTATCAAACCTATTATTGATGAACGGTTGTAGTGTTGTGAATTTACCTTGTAGAGTGTTGTCCCTCTCTTGAGAACCACCAAACTCTGGTGTAACAGAGACTAAGAAATCATTCCTCTTACCTACAACCCTCACACCTTCCATAAACCCAGTCCTTTCTCCAGGTATTAGGTCTGCCAATGTCATCGACATCTTCCTAAACTGTGGCTTGCTGTCTGAGTATAAGCTTCCTCCCTCTGTCCTAAACTGTGAGGTGGCTTCGTCCCATCCATTAGAATATCCGTAAGTAACATTTATAGAAGGAGTTAACGCCACTCCCATAAATAACCTACTGGCTTGGATGTACCCATCTGGGTTGGTAGCATCATTAACTGTTATCTTGGCTGAAAGGGCTGTTACTTGAGTAAACCATATAGTAGTAAACCTATTGCTCTCATCCCATCCATCAAATACAGAAGCTCCTAGAGGGTCTACACCCCAATCTAAGTCGCCTAATGACTTAGCAGGTATGGCATCCACCGTACCTGAATCATACACCTGAGTTCCTGTTTGGTTCTCACCATCATACAACTGTACTCTCCATGTTGCTGATGATTGTAGGTTGTGTCTCATCAAACCAACACCAGACATAAACTTCCCTGCTCCTCCCCAGTTTAAGTTTAATATTAGGCTCGATGTATTCGATGTTCGTACAACCTTAGTTCTTTGTGATTTCGTTAAGTTTGTTTGTGGTAAGGATGCTAAGATATTGCTGTTACCATCTGAAATGGTAGCAGTATCTGTTGCATTGTTAAAAATAAACCTTACATTCTCAGCAGTTGCCATACTATCTCCAAATATCTAAAATAACTCTAGGTGGGTTTATTGACTCTGAATACCCTATCACTACTGCCTTAGCACCTCCATCAAATCCATACCTGTCATGGTCTATAGTGATGATATCTCCGAGCTCAACTGCAAACGTGCTTGAAAAAGTTCTTATCTCATACGCTGTACGTATTTGATCTCTTAGAGCTAACCTCCTATCTCCTTCTGCGGCAGCTTCTGTAGAGTCTGCTAGTTGTGTTCCCAACACTGCACTTTCATGAGCTAGTGGGTTTGCTGTTTGGACACTTAGATCCTCAGACACATCTAACCTATAAGGTTCCCTAAGGTCTGCCCTAGTGTTCTCACTCACACTGCCAGCCAAATCACTGTCATTCTGTGTGGCTTGGTAAGGCTTATACCCTAATGTAACCCTATACCTCGGCAACTCTCTCCTTTTAATTCTCATACCTTTAAGTTGGATGTCATCCGAAACTAAGGTTAATACTGAAGTTCCACCAGCATCTGGGTCTATAAGCTGTCCTAAAGAAAGTTTACCTTCCCTAGAGAATCCCCAATATCCCCCAACTGAAGTCACCAGTTGATCCAATATTTGAGAGAATTTCTCTTTCCCAGACACATATATTCCTACTTTTTGTGAATTCCTTAATTTGAAAGATTGGAAGCTTAACACATCAATATCACTAGTTACTAAGTCACTTCTATTTTTAACTATATCCCATACTATTGAGGCTATGTCATCTCTATAAGCTGTTAGGGGCCTAGTAACTGTTGTGGTTGTTGTAGGTATGTACGCTGTATGCGCTGTGAGCTCCAACTGTTGTCCCCATACATAGATTAAACTAGCTCCATCTCCATTGTATGATATAGATGCATCAGCATCAGCTATGGCCACATCTTGTTTCCATGTAGTTGATGTAGAAGTTCCTGTGACAGAACACCTGTACCAACCAAATCCATAATCCTCTATGGTGCCAGTCCAACCAGCTCTTTGTGTGCCTACAGTACCATTAGAGAGGTCAAACCAAACTCCAACTGTAGCTGCATTAGCCTGGTCATCACCCAACCACACCACACTCCTAGTTCCTGCCTTGGCAAACACTGTCTGTGCGTACACAGTGGCATTACTCACTGTCACTGATTGTGTTATGAAATGTGTGCTAGATGCTGTCCCATCCTCAATTAGAGAGTCAGCTGTATTTGCGCCGCTTGGGGATTCTGTTGAGTTTGCTGTTACACTAGACCTAGTTTTAGTCCAAGATGCGTTGTCAGCTTCTTCACTTCTTAACGTTAAATTTGTTGCTGCAGGGTCATCATCAATACTAGCTATCTCTAGTCCTAGAATATCGGCTGTAACTTTTCCGGCTGGTTGTGCAGCTAATGTGAATGATGCAGTACTCAAAGTATCAGTAGTAGCCACTGCAACACCTTGGTCATACACAGTACTAATAGCTGATATTGTACTATCACTCATCTTGTATTTGTGTGTTGCTCCATCTTCTAGTACTGGAGATATTTTATACACCTCACCATAACACACTGGTATAGGCTTGTCCTTACTTGGGCCTGTAGAAAATAGGGTTTCTTGAAGTTGTTTTCCCAAGAAAACTCCTTTATCCCTAATTTTAATTGTTAGAGTGTCTATACTAGCAGCTGTAATCTCAGCTATAGTTCCAGACATAATTGTTCTGAAGTCTGAAAAGTCCCAGGAAGGGTCTCCAAGCTTCATCACTAAGTCTCTACCATTCCATGATCTTGTTAACCAAGAATCTCTTTCTCCATTACTATTATCTATTACGATATCACCAAACGATTGTTTAGTTTTACCTGTAAAAGCTTCACTCATTCTCCTTGTGAAGTTTGGTACAGTTTTTATGCCTTCTTCAAACTCTGTGCTTGCAGGGGTGTCACCTGCTTCAGTAATATACCCCATATTAGATAAATACTCTGTCTGTTCAGAGCCATCATAATATTTAGCTTCAACTAGGAGTACTCTTTGTTTGTCATCACTGTCTAGCCAGTCTAGATATTGAGCATCAGTTATTGCCATACTTCCCCCTTAAATAATAAGAGAGAGGGAGTTACCCCTCTTCTTACACAAACTCTAAATCAGGATCATCAGTTTGGAAAACTGCTCCACCACCACCACCTTTTAAGGTGTTGTCAATGCTCTCTAACGTCCTAGCTATATCAAGATTTATACCTCCTTGATCTGTTCCAGTTACACCTCCAGATAATCCAGTGCCTCCTGTAACTGTGGTATTACCTATGAAACCTCCCGTAGGAGTATCTGTTCCACCATTTATGGCATCCACTATCCTATTGGTATTATCAGCATTTGCTTCTATAAGAGCATCTAACTCTTGCCTTGCATTACTCTCCATAGCAATCTCCAATTCTTCAATATTTTCATTGAGACTTGTTAACTGTTCTACAGTTTGTTGGGTAAGGGCTTCCATCCTTCCTTGTATCTCTAGTAAAGAAGATTGGTGAGTTAATATCTCATCCCTTACTAAGGCATTTAGTTCCTCTGCTCTAATGGCCAAAGGCTCTAACTGAGCTATAGTATCTACTCTTAATTGTTCTAATGCTGCAGCTTCCAAGTTACTTAGCTCTGTGAGTAACAACTTCTCCTCTTCATTGATAGCCAATAAAAGGGCTGATTCATCAGTGGACAATTGTACTAACAATGCTTCTTGGGTTTGAATCTCAGCAGCTATATCCTGTGAGGACAAAGGCCCCATAGTTGCTGTCAATGCAGCTATCTCTGCTTGTATTCCACCAACACTATTTACAATAGCTTGATCACCTTGTGCTAAAGGAGCTGGCTCTCTAACAGCCGCTGCTATGTCCCTAACACCAGTAACTTGTTCCTGCACTCTATTAAAGATCTCAGTAAATTCTGGACTACTAGCAAAGAATGACCTAGCCTCTTCTAAGAATGCCTGTGAAGCTCCTACAAGGCCCTGTGCTGCACTTGCATCGCCACCTTGAGCTTTGCCTAACAGTTCCTCAAAACGTCCTTGAGCGAAGCCTAGACGCTCCTGGTTGGTCAGTGGGCTAAATTCACTAAGCTGCATCTCATTCAAGAATCCACTTAACTCCTCAGCTGCATCTTTCCATGCTTCGAATAAAGACATAGAAGAATCAAAAGCCTGTTCTGCAACAGATTGTTGTGCTTCTACCAATCTCTCTTGGAGAGAGACTAATTGATCTTCTTGCTCCTTCCTTGTGCTAAATCTATCTTTCAAAGAGTCTAAAGTTTCTTTTGCGCTAGCTCTCCTATTTGCAAAATCCTCTTTAAGTGCATCCCGTCTAAGTTTCATCTCCTCTTTTAGGAGGTTTCTTCTTGTTTTGAACTCCTCTTTAATAGCAGATGACTGAGCTTTGAAGTTCTGCATAACAGCATCTTGTATCTTACTGAGTAGGTCTAGTTCATTCTCCCTACTGAGGTCTACAGAATCTGATAACTGATCTTGTAACACTTGTACTTCAGCAGCTCTGGCGGCTGCTTTATCAAAGTTTGGTGCCATTTCCCTAAGAGACTGTAGATCTTCACCAACTTTCTCTAAGAAACTTCCTACACTATCTTGAAACTGTAACGCCGCATCCAGGTTAGCTTGTATTGCATCCCTTTCTACCTCTAAACCTGACATCTGAAAATCATGATTGTTTAGTATAGCGTCCCTTAATTCAGTTAAGGCAGCTAACTGCTCTTCTGGGCTAAAGGATGTATTAATATCCCGTACAAACTCTTGTACACCACCTCTGGGACCACCTGTACTTAGTACATTAGCCCCACCAACAGTGTTCAGAACTTGCCTATTAGCTTGGAATAGTCTTTCTTTGACGCTCTCAGCTGTTCTAGTATCCCCAACTAAGCCAGAGATGATCTCTCCTATCCCTTGTCTTAAATCTTGGAAGGGCTTTAACATGTCCTTGACAAAATCTTCAAACGCTGATAGAGACTGCGAGAGGTCTGCTAAGGCGTTCCCAGCTTGAACCCACTCTACTACCTCTTCAGGTGATAGGGTGTCTCTAATCGCATCGAACGCTTCCTTAAACTGCTCTAAACTAGAAATATCAGAAGTGGTTAAACCTAAGTCTGCCAATTCAGAGTCTACTAGAGTTTGAGCTGTAGTTGTTGCTAAAGCTAACACCTCTATTCCAGATAACACTTCGTTAGAAAACTTCTTAACTGCTTCCTGGTACGCCTCTATTCCTCCAGCTGCATCTATTGCTGCCTGAGATGCTTTTAAAAATTCCTCTGCTGTTAGGTCTGAGAATTGACTTAGACCAACTCCTATAGCTTTTAGGCCTTGTTTGAATATAGCTGTTTCCTGAGAAACCCTAACTAAAGTTTCAAGCAAACCTTCACCAACTTCTTGGAAGTCTACTAGAGATGGTAAGACATGTTTAGCCATTAAATCTCCCTGTTGGGAGAACACAGCTTCAAGTTGTGCTTGTATCTCATCGCCAGAGAGTCCTTTTAGTGAGATCTCTCCAATATCTATAAGAAAACTATCTAAACTGTTAACTGCATCTATACCTAATGTATCTAAGGCACTTGTTATAGTGTCTCCCATACCTGTGAAGATGGCGGTTAATTGTCTCTGTAGATCATCGTCTAAAGATGATGTTTCTTGATTTACACTACTACTTGATATAGCACCAAACAATCTCTTCTTTTTAGTTTTAATATCAGCAAAAGCTACGGCATCAATACCTCCCTCTAATATGTCTGAGAAAGTTTGATTAAGGAACTTTATTCCAGAGTCCAGTAAAGATCTCTTTGTCTTACTGCCAAACAATCCTCCAGTAAGGTCCAAGAACTTGCTTTTAGTACTCCCTAAATTGAAGTCCCCATCGAATCCCTGGCCAGACGTGAAGTTAGCAAATTGTCTAACAATCCCAGCACTAAACCTTTTGATATTGTCATTCAATGAAACCATCTCATTAAAGATAGCCTTCAGTGCGAACAACTGATCATCTCTTGACCTCTCCAATTGCTCTAAGGCATTTGATATGGAGCTTGATTTACCTGTTGGGTCTCCTAATACTGTGCCAGTACCTTGTGTTTGTTGTCTAGATGCAGATGGATCTGATCCACCACCACCACTAACTGCTATGCCAAACCCTTTTAGGGCTGACGCCATTGCTAACACCCTAACCATAGCCCCATAAGGGTCTCCAGTACCTGCAGTGGCTATAGCATGTCCTGCCTGTGCTACTGCTGCACCTTGAGCTAGTATAGTCATATTCTTAGCTGACTTAGACCCTGCCTCGAATCCAGCAGCTGTCATTCCTGCTATTTGACTAAGCTGCCCTAGTCTTGCATTTGTGTGTTTCTTATCGAGATTAGCCATACTGATGTCAAGAGACTCTATGTCCATTTTGGCATCCAAGGCATCCTGAGTGCCAATCCTTGTATTGTCATCTAAGACAGCTTGAGCTCTAATTCTAGCTTCAAGGTTTGCCTGTTGTTGCTTGGCAAACTTGTTCTCAAAAGAAGCAAACTTTGTTACAGCTACTGTCATACCTTTGAAAGCATCTGCTACATTGTCGCCTAAATCAGCATATGAATCAGCTAATGAGTTTGTAGCATCCTTCATCTTATTTATTTTATCTAACGCATCCTTATTTTCTTCGTCTTCTTTTATAATGTCCTTTTTTATTTGAAGTAATCTTGCATACTCTTCTACAAGAGATTCGTTAGCTGTTGTTGATAAATTAGTTCTGGCTATCTCAAGATCTTTCTCTTTCCCTATCAACCTAAGAAGTTTTATTTCTTGACCTAAAGCATCTAACTTCTCTAAGTCACTTTTTACGTTAGCTTTCTTTTCCAGTTCTTCAAGGGCTTTAATCTCTTTAATTAATTGTTTAGTGAGGTCTGCACTTGCCTTTTTAAGTGTGAACTTACTTTTAGCCATTGACAATAGTTTCTTTGCAGTACTTAGGGCCGATGGAGCAAGTTCTTTCTTCAACTTGTCTGACATCTTCTTGACGCCTGCTGTTGCATCACTTATATCTTTCCTAAACTTGTCTATAACTTCTAGTTTAGATAGTTTGGCTTCTAAGAATTCAATACTACTAGCTGATTCATCAAACCGCTCTCTCATACCAAGTAAAGCTTGTCTGAGGTTAGCAATACCTTGAGCATAAATTTCTGCCCTCTCAGACCCCTCAGCACTTATTTGTAAACTAGTGAATGCTGCCAACTCTCTGGCTGCACCTTTTATCTCCATTTTAAGTGTGTTTGCTTTTTCTTTCATATCAGTAAGTTGGTCTGATACAGCTGTAGAATTAACACTGTTTAAAACTTCACCAAATTTTGCTTGTGATTTATCGAAAGCTTCATTTGCATTAGTTGCTTCTTTTACTATAGATTTTACACCTTCTGCAACTGCTTCTAATCTTTTCCTTTTAGCATCAATCTCAGCATCAGTTCCAAAAAGAGAGTCTAATAAATCTTTCCCCAATTCAGTTTTAGTTAGTGCTGCTACTGCTAATCCTACACCAGCTATGGCCAATCCTACTGGGCCCATTAGCGCTGCTGCAAAAGTTTTAGCTGCTGCAGTGGCTAAGGTGAATCCCTTAACAACGGCCCCTAGAGCAGAACTTGCTAGCACTTTCAAGGCAACATTCTGTTCTATTAGGAAACCAACAAACTGTCCTATCTTAAGTCCTGAATAAGCTATTGCCAACTTACCTATATTCTCTATCATAAAAGTAAAAATAGGTGCAGCATCCGCAAGAGTGTTTAACAACGATGTAAACGCACTAGCTATAGCTGGTAAATTCTTTAATAATTTCACTAACCCAGAACCCAGGTCTTTGAAAGACTCACCCAACCTCTTAGCTAATGTTTCTGCTTCCCCTGACTGAATGAAAGAAGATAGC